GCACAGGTCGGCCCCGCGCAGGTCGGCTTTGTACATGTTCGCCCCGCACAGGTCGGCCCCGCACAGGTCGGCCCCGCACAGGTTCGCCCTGCGCAGGTCGGCCCCGCGCAGGTCGGCTTTGTACATGTTCGCCCCGCACAGGTCGGCACGCTCTCCCCCATCCTCGCCATCGAGCCACTTCTTGTGAGCGGCCAGGATATCGTCAAGCTCTTTCTTGTTCATGTGACATCTCCTTCTCTTCTCGCACGCCGCGCATGACGTGCTTGCTTGTATCCGTGCACCTCGCGACTATTGCCGCCATGGATTCCGCTCGTGCGGTGTCCGTCGAGCCTCGTAAGGCTCCAAGCCTCTGCTAGTGTCCCCGCCTCTCGGCGAGGTTTCCCGCGTCCATGGCTAGCTTCGGGCGACTTGGTGCATCCCCGGCGCACCGGGGCGGTACTGGTGGATTAGTCGGTGGCTCGTACTTCCATGGACGCGACCCAGCGCTCTACCTCTGACTCGCGGATGCGCCTACCGCGTGAGCATCCGTGCGGCACGATCGTCGTGATATCGCCGCGTGCTATCGCGTCATAGATGGTCGTGCGCGGTATCTTGGTCTGCTCGGACACCTCACGGATGGTGTACGTGCGCTCCATGGTCAGCCCTCCTCTCTTACAGCGACGTGTTGCGGATGGTGCTAGTTAGTGCTTACGAGTTGGTAGAGGTCGGCCATACTCAAACCAAGCTCTTTGGCGAGGTCGTGAGCCTCGCGAAACGAGAGTTCTCCCCTGCCACTCGTCTTGTAGTTGAGCGTGGCGGTGGACTTTACCCCTATAACCTTTGCAAGCTGCTTCTTGGTGATGTGGCTAGTCTCTAGATGAGCACCGACTACTGCTGACAAAGAGTCCATGTGGTACCTCCAATCTGCAATCTTTGTTGCGTATCCTTAACACGCATTACATGTTAATTATTCTTAACAACGATTGCAAGACGAATTTTGTATTTCTTTTTTTTGGGCCAAAAAGTGAAGAATACTTAACATACGTGCGCAATCGTGATATGCTAAGTCTGCTTAACAAGCCCAGCTAAGGAGGTGAGGCAATGTCATTTAGACAGGCTATGGATAGGAGAATGGAAGAGCTCGAAATCAAGCCCATAGAGCTTTCAAGGCGGTCTGGTGTCTCTCGCGCGTACATATCGATGTTGGAGCACGGCAAGATTAAAGAGCCATCCTTTGAATTCGGGCGGAAGATTTCAGAGGCGCTTGGTCTTACGATGGATGAAATGGCTTCGAGGGCTTACGACAAACCAGAACACTAGTTCTAGTGCAGGACAAAAATACCCCGGCCCGATTTTCTGGGCTGGGGTAAGTCTGGGAATATCGTCTTGTCCGAGTGGTACGCTATGCAATATTTGCATGCTTGTTGCAATTGTGATGTGTATGGTAGAGAGGAAGAGTCATGGGGCTGTTCAAAAGCGAAAGCACAGGAAAGCATGCCACTAGCGGGCTTACCGCAAAGGAACAGAAGTCCATTCGCAAGGATCATCAGAATCAAGAGAAGGAACTAAAGAAGCAGCGTGCGGCGGAGTGGCAGGACATTCTTGCAGCGCGACGCGACGAGTTCATCGCCGATAACACCATCGGGAAGATTGCCATCGACAACGAGCACCGCCTATTCCGCGTGGAGATGGGATTGAAGTCCTTGCGACTTGTCGCCTCCTTTGACGAGCTGAAGGGGTACGAGCTCTTCGAGGATGACGCCTCAGTGACGAGCGGTGGACTTGGTGGTGCCGCCGTTGGTGCCGTTGCCCTTGGTGCCGTTGGCGCCGTCGCGGGGTCACTTGTGGGAAAGAAGAAGCAGCGTCCCACGGTAAGTCGGCTCACGCTCAGGCTCGACTTCGATAGCACGTACATGCCGTGCTACATGGTCAACTTCCTGACGAGCGAGACGAAGAAGGCGAGCTTCACATATCGGACGTTCTACGACTTGGCACAACAATCGATATCAGCGCTGGAGATGATACTCAAGGAGACAGGCCCCACCACCACGGCCATAGTCACAGCCACCGAAGAAACTTCCACAGGCGACCCCGTGGACAAGGTGAAGCAGCTCAAGGAGCTACTCGACATGGGAGTGATCACGCAAGACGAATTTACTGCAAAGTCGAGACAGCTTCTGGGCTTGTGAGGATATAGCCATGCCACGCCACAAGCAGCTACGGGCCGACTGGGGCTCTGTCACCGAAGTCGAGAAGGGCAAGCGCTACCGTCTGCGCTACTGGGCCACCAAGGACGGCACCTATCAGCGGTGCTCGGATACCGTGCGCGGTACTCGCAAGCAGGCGTACGACCGTCTCGCTGAGCTGAGGGTCACACATACGAGCGACGCACCCTCACCCACCCTGCGGCAGTGTTACGAGTGGTGGTGGCTTCCTAAGGCGCAGAAGCGCGTCGAGGACGGAGACCTGGCACCTTCGACCATGCGGGTTTACGAGGGTGTCTGGCGCAACCACGTGGGGTCGCGCTGGGGCAATGCTCCGATAGAGTCAATACGTCCACTCTCCTTGCAGGAGTGGGTGGACGGGATGCAGCGCGTCGCAGCAATGAGGGCGGTGCAGGTGATTTCGCAGACGTTAGACCTTGCCGTGCGCTACGAGCGCATCGATCGTAACGTCGCGAGGGTCGGGATAACCCTGCCGTCCGCGTCAACCACCCACTCGCGGGACGTGAGCATATGGTCGCTTGACGAGCTGGGGACGATATCCCGCGCCATGGAGGGCGATTGGATGGAGGCGGCGTACATCCTCGCGGCCTACGGCTCGTGCCGTGTGGGCGAGTCGTTGGGCGCGAGAGTGGACGACCTCACCATGCGTAGGGTGGACGGCGTGGACGTGGCCGTGGTCGCCATCAACAAGCAAATCACCGACGCCCATGCGCTGTCGCACACGCTCAAAAACCCGCAGAGCGTCCGCAGCGTCGTGATACCAGGGGCGCACGCCCTGCGACTAAAGGCCATAGCTGACGCCAGCGCGGACGGATGGCTCACGTCAAGCGGGGTGCTGGGCTACGCATGGTCTACGCAGGTGCGTAAGGAGTGGGCTAGCGTGCTGTCGCGTGATGGCCTGCCCGACTTCCATCCCCTAAAGCAGCTCAGGCCGTCATGGGAGACCTACATGCGCTGGTCGCTCCACGTGCCACCATGGATGACCGAGAAGATGATGGGCCACATCGGAGAGGGAGTCACGGGGCGCCACTACGACAAGCCAGACGTAGAGCTCTTCGTGCAGACCGTCGTTGCCGCGTACAAGGCAAGGCCATATTAGGGACGATTGGGGACGTGAGAAGATTATGCAGCCAGTTTACCTGCCGCTTTGCCATCAGTCCGAGTACGACGGAAACTCTCTTGGTTCTCCGAGTAGTACACGCAAGTCCAGTACCAGCGGGTATACGTCCGACAAGTCCCATAAACCCAGCTATTTCGGCGATTAGGGACGCGCTAGGGACGCGGAATCGCCATCGCGCGGCCTTGCCGCTCGGGGGATGGATATCTCCACGAATCACCGGCACAGTAGTCCACCGCGACGATTTGCGGGCCGCTAACAGCCTCGTGTCAAGCCGTCTACCTGCGAATTTGTCGGGGCCAACAAAATTGTCGCGAACGCAGAAAAAGCCCCCGCCCAGCGCCGAAGCGCCAAGCGGGGGCCAAGTCTTGTATCCAATCAAGCCGTCACGCCACGCGCCGATGCCAGCCGCGTGCGTCCCTGTGCCACTCCCCCGCGACGTGCGGCGTCCGTGGGCACGGGACCATGACGGCATCAGAGATTGTCTTGCTCGTGAGCCTGTGGTCGCACGTCAGGCAGCGGTACCGGCGGCTCAGCATCAGTCCGTCCGCGCTGCGCCACGAGTCCACGACGCGCATCAGCTCGCCGCAGACGGGACAGCGCATGCGCTCGCCGCGGGTCATTGTCTCCACCACGAGACGAGCGGCACCACGACCATCACCAGCAGTACGGCAGCGACGGCCACGGCGCACCAGTCCACGGCCATCACTCCCAGCCCTGACGCTGCAGCTCAGCCGCGACGTTGGCCGCAGAGCGGCACCTGTCGGGGCCGAGGTCACCGAGCGGGCAGGTGGCGCAGATGGGGGCGCGGGCCGACTCGTGGCAGTCAAGGATGCGCTCGATGAGACGGGCGATTGCCATGACGCCCATTACAGGTCTCGCGGGTGGTCGGCGTAGAACTTGTCCAGCTCCTCGGAGCCGTCGTAGACGGCCTCGGCGAACCGAGACGCCCAAGGCGCGCCCTCCTCGCCGAAGTCGAAGACCGGAATCTCCCCGGGGCGCGCGGACTTAGCCTGCTCGCAAAGCTGATAGGCCATCTGCACGGAGGTCATGGTGTCGGGCTCGTCCAGCCAGTGCAGCTTGGTGCCGTCGAACCAGACCATCCTGCCCTCTTTGTTGTAGTTGCAAATGAATTCCATTTTGTCCTCCGTAAGGTAAGTGATCGTCGCGCCCTCGCAGAGCGCGAGCCAGTCGGCCCGAGAGCCGTAGAACCTGTCCATGTCGAGGTCGCCGCCGTAGCCGTCGAGCCTGCCCGTGGAGGCGTACTGCCTTACCGCGCACGAGTACGACCCCTCGTTCCACGGGCTCGCCTCGTAGCCGTAGACGGGCGCGGAGCTCGCGTACTGCGCCACCCACAGGTGGGCGTCGTCAACCCCGAGGCCGAAGGCCACGGACGCGCTCGCGTACACCAGCGGAGTCACGCCCGTCTGAGCCTTCACCTCCGCGCAGAACTCGGCTATCCACGCGGCATCGTCTCCGGAGCCGAAGAGGCTGTTGCCGTAGCCCTCCCAGTCGAGGAAGAGCGCGGCCTGGCCGAGGTACGGCCCTGCGGCGGCAAGGAAGTTGGACACCTCGTGCGCCACGGTGTTGCCCCGCGCGTAGTGGTAGAGCCCCAGCAGCTTGCCCGAGCCGAGCACGCCCTGAGCTTGTGCCGTGAGGTACGCGCTGGTGTAGGTCGTCCCCTCCGTGGCCTTGACGATCACGAAGTCCGCGGGCACGGACGCCGTGTCGATGTAGCCCTGCTGGCCCGATATGTCGTAGCCGTCGAGGCCGGACGAGGCGAGGGCGCCACGCGGCATCGAGAGCATGGCCGCGAGAAGGGCAGAGCCGCCCACGAGCGAGCGCCTTGTGATGGTCGGGTCCATCCTATGCCGCCGTCCCGGTCGAGGTCGAGTCGTCGGACTTGTCCTCCACGGTGAGCTTCACGCGGGCGAGCGCGTCGAGGACCTTGGACTTGACGCCGATGGCCGTGAAGAGCAGGTATGCCGTCTGCGTGCCGCCCACGAGGGCCACGGCCACGGCAGGGATGTCGGAGAGCGGGGTCCCGCTCGTGATGACGTAGGCCACGCCCGCGACGAGGCAGACGACGATGGCCACGGCCTGCTTGACGTGGGCGTTCCACGACTCGCTCTGGCAGAGGGAGACGACGAACGGGAGGATTACCGAGATTACTACGATTGCCGTTCCGTTGATGATGGTCTGCATGTGATGTTTCCTTTCGTTGGGATGTCTGCGGTCCTATGCCGCTTCTGGTGGTGCAGTTGGTAGCTCGTCTATGTCCTCGGCGTAGTCCTGCATGACGCCGTTGGTCTGGCCGCTGCTCGCCACAAGCTGCTCGTAGATGTCATCGGCCGCGTGCCACTGCAGCCGCTCGTCGTAGCTCGCCCATCCCTTGGCCACGAGCCTGTCATGGTCGAGGAGGAGGTGGTCGCGCATCTCGAAGACGTTCGCGGCGTCGGACAGCCTCTCGTGCCTGGTACGTGCCGACTTCGCCTCGGTCAGCTCGTCGTGAACCGCATCGAGCGACGTGCTCAGGTCCGAGACGGATTTGGTGAGCTTCCCTATGGCATCGGCTTGGTCGGTCTGGGCCGCGTATGACCTCCTTATCTCGGTCACGACATCATGTATCTTCTTGACGGTATAGCCAGCCAAGGCGACTGCTCCCCATTCGAGCACCGATAGGATGATGGGGCTTATGTCCACCGGCCTCACCTCCTACCCTCGACGCGGTCGATGATTATCTCGGGAGTGGCGTAGTACGCGTACAGCGCCGGTTGGCCGTTCGACAGGTTGAGCGCGTAGTTGGCGGCCTTGTTCGAGTTCGTGATGGAGGTCCCTGAGACCGCGACACTCCTCGTCTTCACCCACAGGTTGGGCTCGTCGAGGTACATCAGGTACAGGCCCGCCTGCCATCCGTTCGGCGAGTGCAGCGTCACGGAGCTTGCGATGGCCCCGTAGTGGTAGAAGATGGTCATCCACTCGAAGTCCGCCGCCGTCTCCGTGAGCGTGACCGTCCCCGTGGTCGCCGGCCCGCTGAACAGCACGACGGGCTGGATGGCGTCGGAGAAACGGACGTCCGTCACCTCCGCGCCGGGGATGAGGTACCTGTCCGCCATAAGGCCGATGCGGTCGTACGGGTCCCCGGACGACGGCACGAAGTGCTGGATGGCCAGGCCGTTGGACAGGGCCGCGTCGTTCGTGAAGTCCTCCAGGCCGAGCACCACGGAGCACGGCGTCCTCTCGTCCGCCCCCACGTCCGCCATGATGTAGACGTCGTTGCTCCCGTCCTTGCTCTGGCCGTAGATGCGTAGGTGGTCGGCACACATCCTGATGGTGGCGGTGATGCTGTTCTTCCCGAGATCGATTGCGTCCTCCGCGAACCTCGCAACGCCCGTGAGCACGCCCGAGAGCATCTTGAGGATGGAGAAGCTCCCGTCCGTCCCCTGCCGCGTGACGCTCGTGCCGTCGGCGTAGGTGGTGCCGTCTGCGCTCTTGCCGACGTCCACACCGTCCTCGGTCTCGCGGATGAGCTTTGAGAGCGATGCAGCTGCGTTCGCAGCGGCGACCGCCTTGTTGTAGGCCGCCTTCGCCGCCTCGTAGCTCGACGACAGGCTCACATCCGAGTATGCAAAGGTACCATCGCTGAAGATTGTCTCATCTGTAAAGTAGAGACTGTTGGTGCTTCCCTCGGTATAGGAGGGCTCGGTTGTGGTCCATGAGCTGCTAGGCGGGCTTGTCGTGGGCTTTGCGGGCGTTGCTAGCGTTGAGGACTGCAGCAGGTAGTAGCGCGCGGTGGAGGCGACGTCGTTTATGGATGCGACGGTGATGGTGCCGGAGGCCTTAATCATAGAAGCCCCCCCCCACGATTGTGTGAACCGTAGAGTAAATATCAGGGCTTTTGTCATTATTTGACTGCACAGTAAGTGTGAATATGCCGTCAGCGGAAGCAGCTACTGCATAAAATACAGGCGACCACGCACCTAACTTGTTACCATCAGTGCTATCTCCCCCATCAGTTGTTGTTCCTTCTTGTCCATTACCAAAAATATAAGAGCCAAGTATGTTCCCGTCTGGGTCACGTACTCGTGCAATGGCACTTTTTACAACTCCTTTAAGATACATAGACAGAGTAAGATCCGCGGCTATTGTCCACTTACCGTCACTAGGGACGGTCCAAGACGCAACCTCAGTTTCTGTTTGCGCTTGGCTACGGGAGACAATTAAATCAGCCATAGGCTATCCCTCCAGCTGAGCCACATAGGTTGCCTTGCCTGTGACATCTCCCGCGTCAATCGTCAAGGTTTGGCCAGTAGCGGCAGCCGTGGAAGACCCATCTTTGTACCATTTGATGGTCCCGAGCGCGGTGAGGGCGGCACCTGTCACCTCGGCCCCCGCTTGATAGACGTGAGCGGTAAGCACCGTGGCGATGGATGAGTTTTTAAAGATGAGCCCGTTGGAGCTGGTCACCACGAGCGTGAGCGCATCGGCGCCCGCCGCACCGGTCGCCCCCGTCGCTCCCTGTGCCCCGGTGGCCCCCTGTGCGCCCGTGGCACCGGTCGCGCCCGTCGCGCCCATCATGCCGACAGAGTAAGCCGTCGAGGTCGTGGCGTCGCTGTAGGTGATGACAGTCTTGGTCCAGAGGTACTGGCTTGCGGATACGGACGGGACCGTGGCAGACCACGTGCCCGTGGGGGCCGTGGTGCCGCTCGCGCTCGCCTGGTAGGTGACGTCGGTCGAGGATATCCCCTTGCCCGTGGCACCGGTGGCACCCGTCGTGCCTTGTGCGCCCCGGAAGGCGATCGAGAAGCTGAATGTCTTGTGGATGGTGATGTCCGTGCCGACGTGCACGGGGACGTCCACGGTGCCCGCTGCCGCGACCGTGGCCGCGAGCGCGATGGTGAGCGTCGGGGACGTGGCGTCCGTGTCCTTCGTGACCGTGACGCCCGTGGGGGCGACGACCTCCGATAGCGTCACGCTCGCCGCCACCTGGTCTGCCCCCAGCATGGCCACGACCTGCGTGGTGGTGCTCTGCGCCGTCCCGAGGGTGGAGGTGGACCCCACGAAGGTGTGTGAGTCGTTGGTCAGGAGGACGTTGTATGCGTCCGTGACGTCCACGATGGTCGCCTGGTTTACCGCTTTTACCGTCATTAGTCATACTCCTAGTCTATGGATTTAGTCCACCACTACCGATGCCTCGAAGCTCGTGCGGGCGTCCACGTCCGCGGGCGAGACCGAGAGGGAGAAGCCGTCGTTGCTGAGCCGGGCATCCGTCGAGAGGATGGCCGACCACCCGTCCTCGTCCTCGCGCTGCCAGCCCCACTCGATGCGGGCCGTCGCGCCGAATGCGGCCGTGAGCCCCGCCTGATCGTCTATGCGGTTGCCGCCCGGCTGGAAGACCGAGACCTGCAAGGTGGTCGAGATCCTGTCCGATTTGAAGACGAGGCCATGGGTCGAGGTGATGGTCACCGTCGCGGCGTCCTTGGCCACGTCCGTCACTTCGACGGATATGCCGGCGCAGGGCGCCGAGACGTTGTGCCTGGCGGTGCCGTCCATGGCACATACGTCATCCTCGCTCGTGGCCGTCACCGAGACGGTGGCACCGACGGCGACATCCAGATAGGTCGCGCTCCCCGCCTTGGCGAGCTGAGCGATTCGTGCGCCGCCAACGAGGATGTTTACGCAGTGGAAGTCGGCGGGGATGCCGCCCGCGAGCGTGCCGTCCCAGGATACGTGCACCGAGCCGTCACCGCTCCATGCGGCTATGCCCGTGGGGACGCCTGGCGGCGTGGTGTCGCCGACGTGCGTGGCGGTCGTGACCGAGGTGCCCGTGGCATCGGTGCCGAGCACCGGGCCCGTGATCGTCTGCGTGCCGTCGGCGTTGTGCGTGACGGTCGAGCCGGTGGGCCTCGTCTGCTGCGACGCGGCCTGCGAGAGCGCCGTCGCGGCCACGCGCGCCATCGCCTCGCCCGTGCTCATGAGCGACCTCGCCTTGCGATGTATCATGTGCGCCCCCCTCTCATCGGTAGACCGTGGGGTCCTGCCACGGGTCGGCCATCTGGTCGAAGGTGAGCGTGGCCATGTCGCCCTGGTCGCCCGCCATGCTCATGAGCCGCATGCGGTAGGTCCCGTCCGGCATGTACGGGTGGTCGCGTATATCCACGTCCACCATCTGTCCGGGCCAGACCTGACCGAGCGTGATGCCGCCCACATCGGCAAGCGAGACCTTGCCCGTGATTTGGACGAGCGGCACCTTGCCAGCGGCCAGTGCCGCGTCCGTGTGCGAGCGCACGAGGTCTGCGGAGTCGCAGTCGGAGTCTGACGCTGTGGACTCGATGAGCGGCCACGGGTCCACCTGCGTGCAAAGGCTCAAATCCTCGGAGAGGTGGCAGATGGTCGCGGCGTCAGAGCCAGAGCCGGTGCCGTAGACGCGCATGACCGGCGCGAGGTTGGTAACCTCCACGTCCTCGATGGTGCCGCCTCCGGCGAAGGTCGTGAGCGTGGGGACGATGCCGGACTGGGCCAGGTACGGCTCCGAGTCCGAGCCAGCCTCGAAGGACAGCCGCACGTGCTGCGAGTCCGCCCAGACTGGGCGAAACTGGAAGTCGGGGCCACCGTTGACATTGGCTACCTTGGTGGCGACGGCCTGCCATGAGAGGTTGGCCACGTCGTAGGCGGGATACGTTCGCTCGTGGCTCCCCGACTCCCCCACGTACTGCCAGTCTATCGGCAGCGACCCTCCCGGCTTGGCGCTCGTGCACAGCTCGCCGAGGCTTGCGAGTATCCCGCGCAGAGACATGCCCGAGTAGCTTATCGCGTCGGTGCTCGTGGAGCCTGAACCAGCCCCGAAGACGCCCTCGCGCACTGCGATGCGTGACCCCATCAGGGCGAGCGGCGAGGTGAGGTCGAAGCTCACGTCGTCGCCCGTCTTTGTCTCCCCCATCATGCCCCACACGATCGGCACGCCCATGTCCGAGCCATCGTCCCAGCAGAGCACGAGGGCGCGTCTCGTCGGCGCGAGCATGCGGGACAGCGCGGCCTTGTCGGCTGCGGGGAAGGCGGTCACCGGCAGGGACATGCCCGTGCCGGTCTCGTCGCCCGTCCCCTTGTCGCGCGTGGTGGCGAGGGTTGAGTTGCCGATGGAGAGGCTCCACGAGAAGGTGGACAGGTCAATCGGCACGTCAACGAGTCCCGTCATGGTGTCGCAGAGCCAAGCTCGCCATGCCATCTAAGCCACTCCCTCGTCAAAGGTCATGAGCCGCTGTCCCGCCCAGCTGTCGGCGTCACCTGTGCCGTAGGTGTGGAAGTTGGCGATGCCGGGGGCGATGGTCGCGTAGACCACGTGGTTGCCCGCAGGCACCGTCCACACGTCGCGGAAGAAGCCGCTCGTGGCGCTGGCCGGGAAGGTGCGGTGCTCGAAGGTGCGCTTGACCGTGCCATCCAGGTAGATCTTGACGTACACCGAGCCATCCGAGCCAGAGAGTGACGAGCACGTGACGGTGACCTCGACCGAGACGAGGCGCTGGGTCGGCAGGTAGAACGACTGGGCGGGAAGCGTTATTGCGGAGCTGTAGTCGGCGCTCTGCGGCCATGTGGTGTCGCCGAGCTTGCCCAGCGACGCCCCGTAGGGGATTGCGTAGCCGATGCTAGCGGCTTGGACGGCGTTGGCCGTTGTGGTCGCCCCAGCCGGCATGGTCATCTGCGCGAGCAGCGTGGCGTAGGTCGGGATTGTCGGTGCCGTGGGCGTGGCCGCTGCCGTGCCCTGCGTGACTCCGAGCGTCACGAGGTTGTCGGAGTCCCCCTGCGTGAGGTCGTGGCTGGTAATCCAGATGCAGTCGATACGGGGGTTGCCTGCGGAGTTTGCCTCGACTGTCGGCGTAGTGCCGCCCAAAAAAGGAGCCTTGGTCTTGCCGTCGCTTGCTCCCTTGCTGCATATCGCCACGCCAGCGGAGACTTGGTAGACGAGCGAGGTGGTGCCTGTGACCGCGAGTCCGTCACCCACGACTCCCGTAGACGCCCAGTCAGCGCCCAAGGTAAGTCTTAGGTCATGGTCGGACATGCCGACGCCAGCCGCCGACTGCGCGACGCCAAGTGCTGTGCTCATTGATGCCTCCTAGATGTACGTATCGCGGCAGACGGCGGTGACAGTGCCGCTGCCTGATGCCGCGAGGGACAGGGTTATCGAGCCGCCTGCGGGGACGGTCGGGAAGTCGTGGCTGGTGAGTCCGCGACTCACGTCCACGCCCGCGACCGAGGCCATGCGCGTCCGTGAGTCGAAGGTGACAGGCTGCCACGTCACGTCCCAGCCATAGGCGAGCTGCTTGCCCGTGGACACGTCCGTGATGGCGAGGCCCTGCGGCATGTTGCCTGATGCCGTGATGATGACGTCGGCTGGGATGGTGCCGTTGTTGTGAATGGTGCAGACGTTGCCAGTGCGGATGGCGCCCGCTCCGAAGCTGAGTGGCCAGTGAAGTACGTGCGACGAGCCAGCGAAGACCAGCCCTCCGCCCGTGCCGGTCGATGGGACGAGCGTGCCAGTGGAGGGCGTGGTGGAGAGCCGCTCGGGGCGCACGAAGGTCGCCGTGAGGGTTCCGGTCGCGACTCCCTCGTAGTAGTCGGGCTTCCACTCCACGCGGACGTATCCGCCCGCGCAGTAGGTGTCGCTTGACGCATCGACCACGCGCATGGTCACGAGGCGCTCCTGCGCGGCCGATAGCGACCGCATCGCGGCGAGCGTCTCGTCGCGCGTGCGTCCGAAGGCACCCACGCCGATGGTCACGACGCGGGACTGGTAGTGGATGTCGTTGGAGCGGATGTCATGCGCCCCGTTGCCGCTCTGACGCTCCGTGACGCTGACCTTGGCATCTGGGGCCGAGTCCCAGCCCGTGATGCCATCGGACGAGACCACTAGACCTGACCACGCATCGGGACCGTAGAGGTCCACCGACCCTCCGTCCCACGATATCGTCACCAGACGAGGCAGAATCATGTGACCTCCCTAGATGTACTGCGTGACGGCGCTCATTAGCGAGCGGTTGGCTATCGTGGCTGCGGCGTAAACGTCCTCGTCGGACGCGATGACCTTGGTGGTCTGGTAGACGTTGACGGGCCGCTGAGACTTGATTGCCCCCGCGGTGTCAGACCGAGTTGATAGCTTGTCCAAGGCATCAGCCATTAGGTCGCTGAGCTTGCTGATTGGCGTGATTGCCTCGGGGCCATGCTCGCCGACTCCAACCACGCTTGCTCCGGAGATGATCGCGCCCTTGGCGTACCAGTCGATACCGATGCTTGGCACGGAGAAGTTAGCTGGGTCGAGGTTGAGTGAACCCGATACGGTGAAGTGCGGGAGGTTTATGTGCGGCCACTCGATGTGGAGGTTAGCGAAGAAGGACGCTATGTTTCCGAGCGCGTCAGAAACCGCGTTCTGCGCGCCGCCTAGCCTGTCGGATATCGCCGAAGCAGCCGCTCCGAAGATTCCGCTGACTATCCCGGTGATGCCATTGAGGATGGACGAGAACGAATCCGCTATCGCGTTTAGTATTCCTCCGATTGCCCCCAGGACACCGTTGAGAATGCCCGTGATTATGTCACCGAAGCCCTGCATGATGGACGACGCGCCGTCTGACGCCATCTGCCAGTTGCCTGTGAAGACACCGACGAAGGCACCGATTACAAGCTCTATCGTGCCTACGATTACCTCGATGATGCCTGCTATAACCTGCATGGCACCCGATATGACAGCTGCAACGGCCTCGAAGGCGCCACCGAAGACGGCACCGACTATGCCAGCAGCCGCCTGTAGCGCGGGAATAAGGACGGCGGAAAGAACGCTCGCAATCCCCGTGAGCACTGGACCGATGACGGACCACATCTGCTCCGCAGACGCCTGTATCGTGGCCCATGCCGACGTAACGGCATCGCGGAACCCCTCGTTGGTGTTCCACATGTAGACGAGGGCCGTCATGACCCCAGCGATTGCCGCGACAATCAAAAGCACGGGGCCTGACGCAATCGCGGCCATGACGCCACCTGATGCCGTCATGCTCGATGCCACGGATAGTATCGCCGTACCAATCTCTGCAAGTTTCATCCCGACCGTGCCGACTACGAGCAGCACGCCGCCAAGCGCTGCGGTTACAGCGAGAGCGCCGACCACCATCTGCTGCTGGTCGGGCGTAAGCGATCCGAGCGCGTCGGCCATGGCATTAAGCTTGTCGGAAACTGTCGTGAGTATCGGACCGAGGGAGTCTGATATAGCCTCTCCGAGCTTCGCGCCCGCCACTTGCAAGCTCTTAAATGCCTGCTGCCCGCGGTCTATGCCGTCCTCGGTCTGGGAGAAGGTGTCGTCCACGGCGGTGGCGTAGTCGGACAGGCTCGCGGACAGGTCGGTGAGGTTCACCTTTCCCGACTGCGCGGCCTTTACGAAGGTCGTGCCGGCACGCTTGCCGAACAGATCGTATGCCTCGCTCGTGGCCTCGGCGCTGGTCGAGCTGTCCTGCAGCCTTGACACGAGGTCAGCGAGACCGGTGGACATGTCCTTTCCCTCGGAGTTGTACTCTGCCGCGGCCCTTTTGAGCGCCGCGAGCATCTGGTCTGAGTCGTAGCCGGACTGCTCGAAGCTGCCGAGGAGGGTTATCGACTGGCCTATCGACAGGCCCATGCTCTGGAAGGTGGCTCCGTTGGTCTGCACCTGGCTCATGAGGTCGTCCACTCTCGCGCCCGTCGCCTGTGACGTGGCCTGGAAGAGTCCGAGCACGTTTTGGGTCTGGTCTGCCGAGACGTTGAAGATGTCCATGGCCTGCGCCACGGTCTCCACGTCATCGGCGGCTGTGGTGCCTGTGTTCTCGCCGAACTTCAGGAACTGCTGGGAGAGCGCATCCAGCGCGTCTCCCGTAAGGCCGAACTTCGTCTGGACGTTGCCGACGACGTTTCCGATGTCGGACCAGTCGTCCTTCGCCGCCGCAGCGCTGGTCCCGACGTTCTCGACGGACCTTGCCAGGGCGTCTGCGGCTTCGCCCGTGGCTCCCGTCTGGCGCACTGCGTTGTCCTGGGCGGTATCGACGGCTTCGAACGCGGAGAGAGACCCAGTGGTAATGGCCGTGGTGGCCACCGATATGGCGGTTCCCACGGCCTTTATCTTTTCTGCTGACTTCTTCGCGGTCTCGGAGACGTCTATCATCTTCTGGCCGAGCTGACCAAGAGCGGTTTTGTGCGTCTCGTATACCGACTTGGCGTTTTCAAGCTCTTTTTCGTACTTTTGCAGGTAGACCTGCCCTGTCTCTATCTCGCGAGAGATGCGCTGGTATGTTGCGCTGGTCGTGTCGCCTGACTTGGCGAGCTTCTGCTGGGCCTGCGTCAGTTCGGCGACGCGCTGCTTGGTGGCGTCCACCTTGGCGCCTGCGGCCTGCACCTTGTCACCCATGAGCGAGAGGTTGCCCGGGTCTATCTTCAGGGCACGGTTGAGGCTCAGGATGTTGCCGTTCGCGGTCTTGACCTCGCCGTTGACCTTGGAGAGCGCGGCAGAGAGCTTGTCGGTCTTGCCGTCGAACTCGATGGTCAGGCCCTTGTACACGTCGCTTGCCATCGTCTACCTCCCATCATTGCAGCATCGCCCGTATGTCGGCCTGGGTCGCCTTGCGCGGCGCGTTGTCATCCTTCTTTACAGCGCTTTGTGCTGACCTTTCCCACGCCTCGGCGACCATGCCGACGCGCATTACAGTGCGCATTGACACTTCGCGCATTACCTCGCGCGATACGCCCACCTGCGACATCTGGACGATGACGTTTGCCGCCTGCCATCTCAAGGCCTCTTCTGGCGCCTGTATCCTGTCCTTGCTAGACTTCTTTTGAGGACTCCCAGACGCTTCGAAAGAACGCCCGACCGAACTCGTCGGACACCGCCTCTATCACGGATGCGTCGGCGGCCATGTCAAGCGCATCGTCACCCATGGAGCGCATCCATGCCTTGAAGCTGGGAAACGACGGGCTTGCCGTGCGCGCGAAGGACCACAACGCCTTTAGAATTACGAGAAGGGGAACCTTCCCGTTCTTCATCTCGTCGGCGGCCTCTGTGAAGTCCTTGGTCAGGTCACCGCCAAACTCGTCCTCATAAAGCACGAGCGACCATGCTGCAGCGTGAATCTTGATCGGATGACCTGCGAATGTTACTTCCTGCATTTTTCATCGCTCCTCTACGCCACGGTCGGCACCTGCACGGCATCGTACCAGGCGTCGTAGACGGTCGCGGACTGTTCGGTACGGATGAGTGAGCGCTTGGTTACGGCATGGCCGTTGACGACCACCCACGGAGCGGATGATGCGGAGAGGTCGCACGACTCGGTATCGGGAGTCTTTGAGTCGGACGTGGTTGCATGCTTGGCGGTCGGACGGCCTGCCACGACGTTGTAGAGACCATAGCGGGCTTCGTCCACGTCGCCATCGACCTCGAAGAGCAGCGCGAAATGCTCAGAGGTGGAATCGCCGGTCTCGACAAGACCGCCCACGCTGTCCTCTACGAAGTTGAAGATCGCTACGAGCACCTCATCGGGAAGCTGAGCCACTTCGAGCGAGCCTGAATAGCCGTTGTTGCTGTAACTGTCGTAATACTTGGCATTGTTGTCGGCGGCGAAGGCGTTCTCCTTGCCCTCTGCCGTAAGGTCGAGGTTGACGGTGCCGGGGATGTGGATGGGGGTGTCGTAGGGAGATGCCACGGAGACGTACGTCCAGACCACGGTGCCGTCCGTGACGGTACCGGACGCGGGCCACGTGGGGGTCGTGGAGCCGGACGTGCCTGCGGTGGTGACCTTGTAGACCTTGCTGTCGGCGGTGATGGTGGCGTTGAGGGCGTAGGCGTGGGTGGCCGCCCACGTAGAGACTGAGCCGCTCGACACCTTCGCCACATGGACGTTCGAGATGCCAAAACGGACGGTGTTTCCACTCATATTCGGTTCCTTTCAGTGTTATTTTTCGATGAGGTCTGCGGAGTAGATGGTCTCCACGAGGTCTTCCGATTCGACGTATGCGCCCGACTTGGCCCACGCGATGCCTGCGGCGTCAAATGCCGCCTCTATCGAGCGCTCCAATGCCAGATCCCGCTGGTCGCAGTAGAGCTCGAAGTCGTATCGTCCGATGACGGTCAGCACGCTGTTGTCGCCATAGGCGTTGTCGGTCGAGTCGAGCAGCCAGCAGACGTAGGGCGGTGTCTGCGTCGTGTCTTTCGGCCACCTGACGGCCACGACGGGCGTGCCAGTGGACTTGATGGCGTGGATGGCGTCGGTGAGCGTTATCACGTCGTCCCCTCCTCCATCACCTTCCGGGCGTCCTCGAAGGCGGGCTCGATGTGCGGTATCGCCGCGACGCGCCCGCCGTTTCGCTTGGCGTGGCCCTTTTCGAGCAGGTGCGTCAGCTGGTAGTCGGTCTTGTTGTAGACGGTGCCCTTGTACGCGCCCTCCGCCGTCTCCTCGATGGCGTATGACCATCCCTTGGCGTAGTCACCCGCCGTCTCGCCAGACTTGCGGCGCGGGGAGGTCTTGCGCAGGTCGTCGCGGGCAACCTTGCAGGCGTCCTTGACGTGTGCGCGTAGGGCCTCCTCGTTCTCAGCGAGCGTCTCTTCGAGCATCTGGTTGATGGCCTCTGAGAAGCCCGTCGTACCGGACGAGACCTTGATTTCGCTAGCCACGGTTGCCGGTCACCTCCTCGCACGTGAGGATCACATAGTCGGGCGTCTGCTGGACTCGCGTCACGGACAGCACCTTGCCGAGGTAGCGGATTGATGCCTCGTCGCGGTAGTCGCACCTGCGAATCTGTAGCATCGCCGTGGGATGGGAGCCTGCCTGCGCCGCAGCATAATAGGCCGTCGCGCCCAAGGTGCGCTCGTTGGCGTAGACGGCCCTCGCTGTGGTGGTCTTGGACGGCACGCCGAGGTCGTCGTACGTCGTCGTGGTCGTGAGCAGCTCGGCCATGGCGTCGTAGCGGGCCATTACGTTGCCTCCGTGAGCGTCTGCCCGTAGTCTGACGAGCACTTCAGCGCGGACAGCATGGATTGGTAGGCCACCGCGTAGCGGCTCGCCTCCGCATTGTCGAGGCCGAAGGCGGACTTGACGTAGCAGATGATGGCGACTCGTATCATCGGGTCGGTGTCATCCACCGCCGCGGCCATGACGCCGCCGCGCTTTAGGTCGGCCTTGGCGGCGGCTATGAGCGTCGAAATCTCGTCGTCGTAGTCGGTTGCCGTGATGCGCAGGGACGAGCGGACGGCGGGGAGAATGTCAGTTGTCATTGTTCGCCGCCTTTCGCGTCGAGCGCCTGCGCGTCTCGGGCTTTGCGGGGACCAGCTCCACGAGGGTGCCGTAGAGCGAGTGGACGAGGGACGCCACGCGAGCGTCCCCCGCCTCGAACTCGTCGCCTATCCTGCGTACGACGCCCGCCTCCCGGTCGTAGAACTCCCTGACTGTGCGGACGTGCATTCGCCCACCTCCTTAGGCGCCTGCGCCGATGGTGAGCTTTGCGAAAGCCTTGGGGACGGAGAGTCCGCAGTCGAACAGCGCGTACGCGGTGTAGCTGTGCTCCTGGGTCTTTGGATCGATGAACGGGGTAACGTCGATGCCGGAGAAGAGGTTGGCGGACATGGCTGCGGGAAGCCCGCAGATGATGGTGCCGTCCGCCACGTGGTCGTCCTGCTTGACGATGGTGCCGTAGACGCGGCCCTGGGTAAGGGGGTCGGAGTCCATGGTGCTGCCTATAAAGGCGGGGCGACCGTCGTTGTACTGGATTCCGGCGATGTAGTCCCAGATGGTCGTGGCGCTCGCGTAGATGGTGCGCGGCTTGGTGAGGGCCATGCCATCAGCGTCCGCCTTGATGACGGCGAGCATCTTGCGAAGGTCGGACTCGATAAGGGTTCCTGCGGTCTTGGCGGTGAGCGCCTTGTTGGTGGCGTCCATGCCGAGGGTGGCATCGTCAAGCCGCGCGAGCGAGAACACGTCGAGCGCATTGCCCTCGCGTCCTGCGACCTCGCGCTCCAACCAGGCCTCAAAGCCCGCGAAGGACTGGGTTGCCATCTTGCGGCTGATTGCTGCGGTCTTCTTGAACTCTTCTCCGGTGATGTCGATGGTGGTGAAGGTGTTCTGCTCGTCGGTCGCGGCAACGTTCTCGTCGGTCTGCGCGGCATCACCGGCAGCGATGGCAGTGTGGCGGACGAGCTGGTAGACGTTCCTGGCATTGTCGATGTTGAGGTCTGCGTAAAACGCCTGAGAGCTTTGCACGAGATCCCAGATGTGCGTCTGGATGACGGTCGGGAGCACCTGCGGGGTGTTCGCGGTGGTGGCCGTGAAAGCACGCTTCTCGGCGTCGGTCATCTCTCCCCCGTCGAAGAGGGTCACTCCGCAGCGCTTGGCCATGTCCTTCAGCCACGCCCTCTTGTAGACCTCTCCGGACACGCTGAAGTCGGTGGTCTCGTGGATGGAGCCGCGTACCTCCGCGCCGTTCCCGTGCATCGTGGCGATGGTGCGAAGCTCTCCGCGCTGGTACTGCGCTTCGAGGTCGGCGGTGAGCTTGGCGCGGCGCTCCTTAGCCGCCTCGGCGCTCTTGCGAAGCTCGTCAACCTTTGCGTCAATCTCCTTGATGCGGGCCTCGGCGGTGTCGAGGTCCTCGGCGGTCATTTCGTCCTCGCCACCGAGCTTTGAGCGGATGGCGTCCTTCTCGGCGAGCAGCTTTTCAATATCCATTCTTCTCCCTTTCATGGTCACAAAAAAAGCCACCCTCACGGATGGCTTGGCGCCTGTGCGCCTACGGTTTGTCGTGCTTCGGCTTACGTGGCGGCAAGAATCGCAATCCTGCGACGCCTCGACGCCAACCTTGCGCGCTCTGCCTGCTCCAGGCGTATGCGGTCGGTCGCTCCGGCCACCGCATCCCTCGCGCTTATCTCGGTGTCCTCGTCGGCGGGGAGTGAGACCGCCGAAACGTCGAAGACACGGAAGACCTTGTTTATCGTTTGCGTGCGCGTGCTCTCGTCGAAGTCAATGGAGTCGTAGTCGGGCGAGAAAGCCCAGCTCATGCGGTCAACGAGTCCGTTTGCGATGCTCTCGTAAAGGTTTCTTGCGAACTCCGACTTGGAAAGGTCGGCGGCGATGAAGAGCCCGTGGGAGTCGGGTTGCACGAGCAGAGTGTCGTTTCGCTGCCTTGCCGCGACCATCCCCGAGTGGTCGAACTGCATGATTACGTCGCCCATGTCGGCTCCGACAAGCGCCTGCGAGCTTATGACCTCGTAGTACGGCTGGTTGTCGAAGTCGCGCCCAAGCTCGTACGGCACGTCGAAGGTCGATGCGTATCCCTCGACGTAGTAGTTCGAGTCGAACTTCTTCGCTCCCTGCGCCACCGGCGAGAACATTGCCGGGGCGTATCGGTAGAGCGTACGCTTGCCATCGAGCACCTTACTGGGCGTCTTTCGCTGTTGAGGCATTGCTTCCTCCCGTCTGCTGCGTGGAGTCCGATAGCGCGTTGGCGGCCAGCGCTGACTGCGCGTCGCCAACCGTGTGCTCGCTGATGAGGTTCGCGTCGATGTACTCGCCGCGGATGATGCGCTTGTCGCCGTCAGGGCCAATCTGCGGCATCTGCCACACGTCCAGGGCCTGGTTGAGCGTCATGATGCCCCTGTCCACGAGCTGCGTGGTGACGTTGAGCTTCGTGACGTTGCTCGCGTATTGCAGGCGGTTTGACGATAGGGTTATCTCGTTGTGGTTGGCTATCTCGAATGGCGTATACGTCATGGCCGTGAGGACGGCCCCGAGCATAACGGCGAAGGGCTCGACCATGCCCTCGTAGAATGCGTTCCACCCGTCCTCCGACCAGTCGGAGTGGAGGATGGAGTCGTTGGTGCCGAAGTGGTCGTGGGCGTTGGTGCGAATGCGTTCCATCTCGGAGGAGTCTATCGTCCATGCGGTGGGCGTCACCTGCGTCACCGAGTCGAAGGACGTGTCGTAGAGCGCGAGTCCGCCCGAGTTGTCCACCGACAAGTTCGACTCGTTGAACTCTATGCGCTTCTTCCGGAGGTCGTCGGGCGAGATGTTCATTGAGACGCGCCCGAGGAACCGAACTGATGCGTTGTTCTTTATGGCTGCTAGCTCGGCCTGACGCTGAGCGTCAATGAGCTGCAGCGTGTCGTCGAGCGTGTTGAGCTTGTCGCCGAAGAGGTCGCTCATGAACTGGTGGCGCGTCATGACTCCCACGCGCGACCACTCCAGATAGCCCGTGTCGCCCGATGCGAAGCGCATCCGTAGCCATGGCGAGCCTGTAGCGTCCTCAATCACGTCAGTCTGCGACGGCAGCGCGACGGCATAGCCGACCTGCGTCGCCCCGTCAGCGCCGATGACCGGCACGATGAGGCACGTGTCGTTCACCATCAGGCACGTCCAGATTCGCGCGAGGAACTGCGGCGTGGTCGTCCACGGGTTTGGCTGCGTGAGAAGAGAGCGCGTGGCCTGCACCTCCGCGACGCCCGAGACGTTGAGCTCCAGCTTCGACGCCTGTCTAGCGCCAGCCTCGATGCACGCCCTTGTGAGGTTTGCCTCGTAGACCCCGCCGTCCCACGAGTTGAACGACGTGCTGTAGGCCGTGAGCGTCTTGAAGTAATTTCCAACAGCTTGCTTCTCGGCGTGGTTGCCGAAGACGAGGTTGTAGAGCGACCTGCGAAGTCCGTGGTTTCTCATTCCGTGCCATCATCCCCTTCCGGTGGAGTCCAGCCGACAAGCATCTTGTAGCTGTCGAGGTTGTCCCTCATCACCACCCACGCATCCAACTCGGCGGCGAAGGCGTCGATGCGGTTTCGCGGGTCCTGCCCCTTCTTGCTCGGGGCGATGTTCCCGTTCTCGTCGGTGCGCACCATGACGTTACTGCGGCACCACTCGGCCACGGGGTTCGAGTTGTCCACGAGCCGTCCCGCGCGGTATATCGCGCGAAGCTCCTTCATCGGCTGGGAGAGCGTCTGCGCCCCCTGCCGCACCTCGTGGCAGTTCGTCGCGCCGAAGAAGCCCCTGTACGCATCCATCGTCGGCATGTCGTCCCGGCCCATGTGCCACGGGTCGTAGCCGAGGTAGACGCAGTAGATGCCGTGCTCGTTCCTCAGCTCCTCCAGCCACGGTATGGCGCACCGCTTGTCGATGATGTTCCCCGGCTGCACGCGCATGAGGCCGCGCGCAATCCATTTATCGTACGGAACCGCGTCGCGCCCGCGACGGTCGCCCGAGGACTCGCGATCGCGCAGGCTCTCGGCTGTGACCCACGCCATGTGCAGCGCGTAGATATGGTTGTCCTTGGGCCGCATCATCAGGACGCAGCAGGCGGTAAGGTCGGTCGTGTCGGAGGCGTCGAAACCGACTACGGCATATTTGAATCCCATCTTGTCGAGGTCGAAAATCTCTGGGTTATGCAGCTCGTCGTAGGTGAGCCACGCCGTGGCCTGGTTCTCCACGAGGTCGAAGTCCTTGACGAGGACGGTGGGCAGATATGACGGATCGCTCTTAGCCTTGGAGACGTTCGCCCTGAGCGCGTCGAGCTTCTTGATGGTTCCGAGTCCCGGGTTGGCCTTGGGCCATGCGCTCTCGTCCTGCCATTCCGCGCGGTCGTCAAGCTCGTAGATTGCCGCGAAGAAGCGTTCCGCGTCCTCGCCATCGAGCATGCCATCGAGCCACTTGCAGGCATACTCGTACTGGGCGTCGAAAATGCCGTCGCGGACGAATCCGTTTGTGGTGATGCAGAAGAGCAGCGGGTTGTCTCTCGCAGACATTCCTTGCTTGGTGAGGTCGTAGAGGTCGCGGTTCTTGATGGCCGCGAGCTCGTCTATGATTGCCCCCGACACGTCGAGTCCGTCGCCCGTGTTGGTGTTGCTCGCCAGCGCCTGAATCTTGCCGAGGTTGTCGGGGCAGTAGAGGTCGCCCACTCGCTTGCGGACGTGTCGCGCGAGCGCAGGTGATTTCAAAATCATGTTGTAGGCTGCGGTAAAGCCCTTCATGGCCTGCTCGCGCTTGGTGGCGACGTTGTAGATTTCGGGCGCACCCTCGTCGTCGTTCACGAGCAGGTCCAGCTCCACGGCGGCGCAGAGCGTGGTCTTTCCGTTCTTTCTCCCGATTATCCACAGCACCTCCTGCGTCTTGCGGTTGCCGTCGCAGTCCACCATGCCGAAGACGTAGGAGAGGATTGCCCGCTGGAACGGCTGCAGCGTAAGCGGTGCGCCGAGGTGGCCCGCAGGCTGTCGGCAGAAGCGCTCTATGAAGCCGACGTGACGTTGCGCCTTTAGCTCGTTGTAGTGCCAGCGGGAGTCCGGTTCCGCGTCCATCTGCGCCATGACGATCGATGCCGTCTTGTGCATCTTGACACCAGCGACGATTGACCCGTCGAGGATGCCCCCGAAGTACTCGCGGATGGAGCGCTCGCACGCGCCGTCACTCCCGCGCACGTTGCTCGTCCTGCCAGCCGGTGAGGCTGTCTGCCGCGACCGTGCCAGGCCCCACCATCTGCACGAGCTTGCCTATCGCGCCGCCAAGCTCTCTGCTCGCCTTGATGTAGCAGGCGTAGGACGGGTTCTCGCGGACTCCCGTTTGTCCGCCGCCGTTGTCATACTCCACCACGGCACCGTTCTTCGAGTAGTCGGACCAGCATGCGTCCATGGTCGCGGACAGGCGGGCGCAGTTGGTCGCGAGCGTCTGGGCGAGCGGGCGCACGTCCTCCGACAGCGCTTCCACCATCGGGGATAGCTCGGATTCGTAGTCGCTGACGGTCTTCTTGGCACGCGCGCCCGATGGCTTCGTGCGACTCTGCGAGGAGTTGCGAGAAGCGGGGCGATTCCTAGCGACTACCATAGATACCACCCCATTTTGCACGACTCCACGCGATGTTTTTTATCCTCGTGCGTCGGTCTCCCATCTGAACTGCTGTTTTGTCAGAATGGGGGGCACGACGTATGCATAAAACGTCTTGTTTGCTCGATTTTCTTGCATAAACGTCTATCGATTATGCATTGTCCCTATCCACTCGGGACGAGGTTGCCGTCCGCGTCGAAGGTCACGTCTCCACGTGTCGCGTCATGGTCGAAGCCATGGATGATCGCGTGGCACTCGCGGCACACGCTCATGAGGTTGTCGAGGTCGAGCGTGACATGTGGGTCGTTGACATTCGCAGGCGTCAGATACGTCTTGTGGTGCACGATCACGGCAGGCGTGACGCGCCCCTGCGACATGCACCTCTGGCAGAGTCCGTGGTCTCGTGCCAGCGCCTGAGCACGGACGCGCTCCCATGCGGGCGAGTGGTAGAGCGGATACGCGAAGTCCCGCGCCATCACATGCTCTTGAACTGGTGCCCGTCGTACTCGATCACCTTGGCGAGCTCGGTGAAACGACCTGGAACAACCTCTGAGAATCCGATTGCGTGCCTCACGTCCGTGGTGTGGATGCATCCGTCCTTAGACGGGCACGTTTCACCACAGGCCTTTCGGTCGCAGATGTAGGCAACGACTGGTGCTGCATTCTCGCCCATGACCTATTCCTCTCCTTCACGATATCTACTCGGAAGCGGACTCTCGCTCGTCCCGTCAGCCCACATGACGTAGCTCATCGACGGGTCACCGTGTCCGCAGCAGGCCGCGATGGCCCCTGGTATGTGCCCTATGCAGGCGTCGCATCCATCTGCGGTCGGCGCTCTGCCGCACTTGGCGCAGGGTCGCGAGTCATCGAAGGGCTCGCCGGTGTCAACGTAGCGCCAATGGATGCCGTCAACGCACTCGATGGCGTGTCCGAGAGACGACGCAGTTGCTACCATGCCTGACCTCCCGCCACAAAAAAAGCCCGCACCTCGTCGTGAGGTACGGGCTGGTAATGCGATGGCTCGCCAGTGTGCAATGCCATGTAGGTAGAGGCCGGGCGAGTCTGATGCTTGGTCACCGATGCGGCCCCGTCGCTTGGGCAGTGCCGCTCGGGAGAGAAAGGGTTGCCACATGGACGTATGGCGTGTCCCGCACTCGGGACGACTATAAAGATATCACTCAAATCTCTGGGTCGCAGGTGTTATTCGGTGTTATTTGGTGTCGAGTTTCGACCCTCGGCGAGAAGAAGTAGTCGGTCATCACGTCGAGCGCCTCGGCTTTCTTGTGCTTCACGGTATCGGGCACATAGCCTACGATTTCCGCCACATCCTTAATCGGTAGGTCATCCACGTAATAGCATTCGAGGATTCTCCCCCACCGACTGCGCGGGTACGCATCATCGAGCTCGTGACACTTCGCTCGCGCCTCCTCCATATCAGCGGACACGCGCTTCTGGTCATCCAAGAAGCTCATCATCCCCAGCATGTCGCACGACTGACCGCCCCGCGGCATCCCGTCGGGCCACTTGCCCAGCGTCTCGATGCGGGCCGTGTCCTCTTTGAGGCGCCGCACCTCGTGCTGGATGTCGGACAAGTACTCTTCGGCTGTCATCGGCAACCTCCTATGCTGCGCGTACTTTCCATGTCGTTCCTCCTAAACCATTCTCGGGCGTTCTAAGCCCTCGTCTCTCCGTATATGGACGCTTATTCGTTGTTTTGCCGTCTCGTGTCTCTCGCGGTCACTCCGCGCCCCACAGTGGCAACTGACGGCCTTTGCCGTTAGCCATGTCGCACTGTTCCTGAGTAGTCATCATGCCGTGCGCGTGCGCCCACGACGCTACAAGGCAGACGTCGCGCGTCTCTGGCGTCAGGATGTTGCTCCACGTGTCGCAGAGGTCGCAGCGCATGAGCTTCTGGTCGAACGGCGCGGGGCGGCAATGCGGGCAAGTCGCTACGCACATGAGGCGTCACCGCTTCTCATGAAAAGCAGCCAGTGCGTCTTGCTCTGCTTCGGCTTACGATTGCCGCAGATGGGCTTCTGGTCCGTACAAGACAGCACCTCTCGAAGCGGAATCGAATATTCATACCATTTGAAAACAAGTGTGCCGCCCGGCTCCAACACTCGAAAGCACTCCGAGAACCCGCGCGTGAGCTGGTCGTGCCAGTCCTCGTCGAGCACACCGTACTTCTCCACCTGCCAACCGTGTCCACGGTCAAGGTGTGGCGGGTCGAATATCACGAGCCTGAAAGACCAATCAGGGAACGGCAGATCGCAGAAGTCGGCGACCATATCAGGCTCAACGTCGAGCGTGCAGCCGTCGCAGAGCACGGAATGGCGGGGGTATCGGTCACAGAAGGTGACCCGGTCGTCGTCCTTGTCGAAGTAGAACATCCTGCTTCCGCAGCATGGGTCGAGCACGGGCGTGACAGCATCGGAGGTCATAACTCGCCTCCGTCAATCCTTGCCACGACCCAGCCCTCATGCTCTTGTGAGCCGTCGTACACGGACTCGCCTGTAGTCATCTCGGGACAAGTAGCCCAATCGCTGTCAGGAGCGCACTCAATGACGAGGTAGACAGGCTTGGAATCGGCCTCGCTATCGGTGCTCATAATGCCTCTCCTCCTTGATCAGCTTGTAAAGGTGGTTGGTCCTCTCGGCGTCGATTGTCCAATAGGTGTCCTGAAATGACTTCCCGTAGGCATACCTCACCGAGTCGTGGCGCTCGGCTCCCTCGCATGGAGACTTGTCCTCGCGACGTATGCAGCTATTTTTGATGCTCGTCCTAGAGACGATGTATTTGTTCATCGTTATTCCTCCCTCGTCCAACGGCTCAAATAACTTCGGAACTCGTGACATGAGTCATCGGCGTTGATATGGCGCATTGCATCCTCGTCCCTCACGCAGACCATGTAGTGACCTTCGGGAGCAAACCATTCGCGGTAAAAACTGCAATCGCGGCATTTGCCCTTGGTCTCGCTATCGATGCTCATAGCTCCATCCTTTCCAGCCGCACGAAGCGGCATGACGGCATCTGGCACCGAAGCGCCAGAGGTTGAGTTTTCGACAAAAGCCGAAGTTTTCGGCAGGTCCCTGTTACTAGTAAGTGAGGGTGTTCTTTTTTATATTCTTTTTCTTTTTCTTATTCTTTGCTTAAGCACGCTGGCAAGCACTGCTTAAGCGTTGCTTAGGAAGAAGCTGGAACACCCTTACCAGTCTTGCCACCACGTGCACCGCTTGCTCTCTTACGACCGAACCGCAAAGCGTTGTCTGTCATCCTGCGGGACCCGATACAGCCCTCAGATAGCATCTCCGCGTCAATGAGGCCCAAGCTAGCAAGCGTGGTCATAAAGTCGCCACAGCCCTCATCCCACGAATCGAAGCCCAAATCATTGGCGAGTATCTCGGCCTCGTCAGACTCGTCCACGTGGATGGTGTGGCCACGGGCGAGCGCTAGCAACTCGCAGAGACGCCACCAGCGCCCATATGCCTCGAAGCCGCCGTGACGTATGAGCCGCTTGCACTTGATGTCTTCGGCGGCGTTGCTGTCATGCGAAAAGTAGAGCATCGGAGCACATGATCGCTCCACCGCGTCCTGCTCGAAATCATCCATCGGTCATCATGCCCTCCTCCCCCCGCTCAGGTTTCGCATCATCGTGGCCCACATCCGCAGCGACCGGCTGCACGGGTACGGCTTCGAGCACTCCATGAAGCAGCCAATGCACGTGCCGCGCGGCACGTGCTCGTCCACCAGCCGCAGCCCCTGCATCAGCTCCGTGCCGTCGTGCGCCGATGCGAGGACTGCGGCCTCAGTGACGCCCATCGTGGCGGCAAGGGCGCTGGCCGTCACGGTATCGGTGTGCTCGCCGTCGAGATAGCAGGCGATGTGGTGCTGCCTAGGCATCTGGGACCACCGGCTTGACATCCACTAAGAATGACTTACGAACGAGCGCACCTACTGGATCATCGTCAAATCCGTAGGGGTCATTACCGTCCAGCTCGATTTTGCGGTTGATATTCTCGGCGGCTATCTCTGCCATTTCCTTGCTGGTGTAGACGGAACGCGCATGCTCCCAGGCATCTTCGTACTCACCGCCATACACGCTGACAATCCAGACAGGGCGCTTAGTCACTCTTGGCATCTGGCACCTCCGGCTTTCTTCGATATCCATGACATTCAAATACCTCACAATTGGCGAGCTGCCCCATTCCGTCGAGGTCGCAAGTGCCAAATTTAAAAAGGTCATCACTTGCGAATGCGCAAGGGTCAAACCACATACAGATCCCGCATACGTTGGCCTCTTGATACATGGTGCGTATGTTTCTGGTCGGGCCAATCATTCCGGCACCTCGATTCCTAACGCGCGAAGACGGGCTTTGAATCCGTTTATCGTCATCATCGCCATCACCCGGTCATATTGTTCGGGCAAGTGCCGCGCTGCCATGCCATAGGCATCGAGCAAATCCAGCGCGATTTTTTCCTCGACCCTAAGACGTTTAAGCTCTTCCAACCAGACTGCGAGCTGCATGTGCTCGTCAGAGCATCCGCCGCAGGTAACGCTCGAAATGTCAAGACAATGATTAATCGCCTCATCGATTGTCATCACTCACCGCCTTCGCATTGCATGATTCATCGCAGAATTCCGTCCAATGCCCGCCACCATTCGGGCATATGTCAAGACGGCATCTGGCATTCGCGACCTCGGTTTCGGACAAGGCTGCGTTCTCGTTTTCTTCTACCAATTTGGCCAGGAAGTTGAGGTCAGCTCTGACGCCCCTGCCGTCGAGCCCGTACCAGCTGCCGCGTATGGCCGCGCCGTATTCCCTGATTAAATCCGTTGGTCGTGTCATCACTCCACCACCGTTGAGCCACAGTTTGGGCAAAATTTACTGCCGGATGGAATGTCGGCTCGGCAAATGTCACAGCGTATGTACGGCCATGCGCAGGAAAAGGTGCCTCCCGAGGGGTTGAACCGTGTCACAACATGAGTTGTGTAAGGGTCGGGTGCGCCGTTCGTGTGGCACGTCCGCTCATGAATCGCAACGGGGCATTCATATTCACCGTGGGCTGTGGCCCATCCTGCGTAATAGACTTTCTGCAATTCCTCCACGGTCACGCTGACCACCCGCCTGGGGTCAGCCTCGAAGATTCGCAGCTCGTCAGTCTCTGGCATCGTCGCCACCGTCCTTCAATCCGCATTCGTAGGCACGCTCCACGAGGTCGGCGGCCTTGACGTTTCCGCAGTCCTCCGAGCCGTCAGCGGGGCATTTGTCGCACGTACTACGGCTACCGTATCCAAAGTATTTGCATACGTTTCCGCTTACGTCCTCGCGCACGTCCTCGATGGTCTCGGGCTTGGAAGCGTGGCGTACTGCGCTTGCCATTGCACATATGTGGTCGTTTTGGTAGACCTTCACGCGGCCATCGTCCAGGTAGCCAACCTCGCACGCTGGGAAGGTACCGTGCACCTTGTCGCATACCATGTCACCTGGCCTGATAACCTCCCCGTCCGCATCGATCGGCAGCGGCATGGATGCGTCGAGCTTGGCCATCAGCTCGTCGCGCTCGGCAGTCAGCCACTTGACTTCGGTGCGCAGCCTGTCGTTCGCAGAGCACTCGGCTTCGTATTTCGCTTGCATCTCATTGCGAAGCGTGTCGTAGCAGAAATTTCTACAGTCGCGCTCGTTATCCCATGCGACTGCAATGCGCCTCAGCTCCCTTGCGACTCCCGTTCCGCCTGCGGCCATGTCACGCAACTCGTCCAGCGGGTCCGTCTTCTCGTCCATAGCTCCTCCTTCTCGGTTAGTTCGCCGTGTGCTTGTTCGTCCTCTCGGTGAGCCACGGCATCATGTCCCTGCCGTCCGCGTCAACTATGTACGCCTGGATAGCCGACTGCGGGACGATCCTCGCGACCACGTGCTCGTCTCCGAAGCAGTCAACCACCGTGTCGCCCTCGAAGACGTCATGACCCTTTGCGTCTATCACCGCAAACATTCAGTACCTCCTCCTAGGAGTCTGCCATGCAGACCCCGTTACCGCTAACGTGTAAAGTTTTGAAACTATCAGTCAGTACCGATCATATTCGTAGACCAACCTGGTACCGCATTTCGGGCAGAAGTTGTACTGCCGATATCCTGGTAGCTTGGTTTTGCAGCGCGAGCACGTGCGGTAGCGATGGCCTCTTGACGTGCCCGTATCCTCGTCGTGGAATATCGCGTGGGCCGTCCGTTCGGTGACGGAGGCGTGATATCCACGCACATCAAACTCTCCGTCGAAGCGTGCGCCCTCGTACAGCTTGCGCAGCTCCTTCACCGTCACGCTTACGGTGCGTTCCTGGTCGGTGCTAAAAAGCCGTATACAATCATCCTCGGCCATCTCGCACCTCCTAGAAGGGAATGGATTCGTCGTACGGGTCGGCCTTCGACGGTACTGCGGCCTTTGGAGGAGCGGAGTACGTCGGAGGAGCGGAGTACGTCGGAGCGGACTGTCCGCCCTGCTGGTTCCTTGCGGAGAGGAACTCGACCTCGTCAACGACTACCTCTAGCTTTGAGCGCTTGCCTCCGTCCTTCGACTCCCACGAGCTGTAGCGGAGCTTGCCCTCGATGGCGACCTTCGCGCCCTTGGAGAGAAAGCGGCTAAGCGGTTCTGCGCGCGCACCGAAGACGATACAGTCCACCCAGTTGGGAACGTCCTCCCACTCGCCGGTCTGCTGGTTCTTGCGACGATCGTTGACGGATACGCCGAAGCTGAGGATGCTGGTACCGCTTGCCGTCTGCCTAATCTCCGGGTCGCGCGTGAGGTTGCCTGAAATGATCACACGGTTGATATTGCTCGCCATCAGAACGTCACATCCCCATCGTACAATTCCGGCTCCGTGACCTCTCCCGTCTCAGGGTTGACATCCGCGGGGACTGACGCTTCAGGCGTAGTCTCTTCCACTGCCTCGCGAGCGCGTGCCTCGGCGATAGCGATGTCCATAGCCTTGACCGCATCGGTGACCTGTGCCTGAGAGAGTTCCTCCATGTGCGACACGCCGTACTTCGCGCAGATGCGCTTCGTGCCGTCCGCCAGCGACGTACCGTTGGCCGCGCTCCATAGCCTGATGCGGTCTCTGATGGGCTGCAAATCCACTACCGGCATCTGCGGAGCCTGCGGAGCCGTTGCTTCTGCAAAATCTCCCATCTCGTCAGGAGTGTAGGCGACGCCGTAGAGCGCCTCAGGGCATGCCTCCCTGGCGCATGCGGTAATTGCTCTCCACGTGAGCATGGTCATGGCCTGCTTACGGTAATTGTCCTTGTTCGCCAAGTTCATGGCCTGTGCCCACGTTTTGTCGCGCGTGACACTGATCGGAAACTTGGGGTCATCGGCGCGAACGATAGTGCATGTGACGGACTGTGCGGCCTCGTCCTTTGTAAGCCTAAGCTTGTGACCAGCCTTGCGGACCTGCGCAGCGATAAGTTCAGCGCTCGCGGTCGGCTTGCCCTGGATGACGTTGATGCGGTAAAGGCTCTCGGCGGGAGATAGGCCCATTGACTGACCAAATCCCACAGCTATAAGGACATTCGCGGGGCTTCTGCGGTACGCCTCAGGGATGATGTTGGCGTTTGCGGCCTCGCGTGCGAACGCCATCTGCTCACTGATTGATATTGCCTGCGGTCTAACAGTAGCCAGTTCTGTGCTGTCTGCCATGTCTATGCCTCTCTCTCGTATGATGTCTGTCTCTCGGCAATCTTCGGAGCAATCTCCACGGCTGCCTGACGCAAAGCCTTGGCCTGAGCGTCGCTGAGCGCCACGTGCGTGTCGGTGATTCCGCCGTGCAGCCCGTGCTGGCGTAGGTACGCGCCCATGGCCCGCATCTCGTCTCCCGTCGCCTCGACCGTGGCCACCCACGTCGTGGCCCCCGCGAGGTCGCGGAGCATGTCGTGCTGCGTGGTGTCGGGCGCGGCCGGTGTCGTCTCGGACTCGGGCTCAGGCTCTGGCGCGGCCGGTGCCTCCATGCCCTCCGCGACGCGACGTTGCCGTGCCTCCTCCGCGGCCGCGAGAGCCGCCGCCCTCTCGGCCTCGGCGCGCTCGCGCTCCTCCTGCTCTGCCTGCTCTCGGCGCAATCTGTCGCGCTCCTCCTCGGCCCGTGCCATCTCCTCACGCTCGGCGCGCTCCCTCTCGACGGCCGCCATGCGCTCGCGCCGCTGACGCGCCTCCTCGGCGTCTCTAAGGGCCGCAGAGAGGTCGAGTGACGAAAGGTACCGCTCGGTGATGGTCTTGCGGTCAGCGTCCTCGTAGGGCGCACGCTTGATGGTGTCCAGATCGCGCTCGATGCCCGCGACGGCTGCGGTCACTCCGTCTTGGATGGCGACCTCGTTAGTGCCGTAAAGGTTCCACTTGCCCGCGTCGGCGAACTTAGCCCAGAGCGCGTCAAAGGGGACCAGGCTCGCCACGTCGCCTTGAGAATCCTCGTACCACGCTTGGATGGCCTGCGTGCGCGAGTCGATGACGATGCGCTCCCACCCGTCCAGCGCGGCCTTGTAGTCGGTATCTACGTCCTTGAGCGGCACGAGGAGGTCGCGCACGGACGCCTCGAAGTCCCTCACCGCGTCCTTGATGGCGCCCACCTGGGCGCGGCGCGAGTCCTCGACGGCCTTTATCTCCTTGCGCGCCTGAGACCTCGCCCGCTTGGAGTCGCTGTAGTCCCTGCCCGTCGTGATCTCGTGCGGCTTGTACTCCTCGGCTATCTTGGTGACCTTCGCCCGCTGCTCCGAGAGCCATTTATCAGCGCCCGTAATTACCTCGGGAACGTCGATGACCTCCGCCTCGACCTCCTGCGGCTTCTCTCCCTCGTCCACGTCAAATCCTCCCTCGCTTTATGCTCCCGTGCCAGTCCATCGTGTGCAGCGCGTCCGTGATGCGCCGCCGTACGTCTGCCTCGTCCGCCGCGTCGCACTCCGCAATGACGCGCACCTCCGCGCTGTCGGGAAAACCGTCCGCGTGGATGGAAAACCTCATCCGCGTGCGCGGCGTGGGCGTCATGCCCCGCTGCAACTGTGCTAGCTGCTCAGGCGTGACGCAACTATGCGTATCAAGCATCTAATCGCCCTCCCGCTTCATGATGCGGTGGAACTCCTCGCGTGCGGCCTCGTCAGATGTTGCTCGCAGCAGACGCCTGCCATGCTCGGGTCGCACCGCGTAGTAGCCCCTTGCGAGCGTCGAGCGCACAAGCCGCCAGTCCCCCACGCTCTCCATGAGCACGGACGCGGGCGAGAGGTGCGCAGCGGGGTCGTAGTCGGCTGGCACGGGAGTACGTGAGTACGGCCCATGTGCGCCGAAGCCGTAGCTAGTCATCAGTGCCGCCCACGCGCTCGTCATCGGAAACCGGTTCGTCAAGGTGGACGTGCCCCTGCAACCACTCGATGGTGCGCTGGTCAACGTCGTGGCGGTGCTGCGCATCTGCGAGCGCACGAAGTGCCGCATCGAGCTGTGTACGCTCGACGTAATCATGTCCGTCCATGTCCTACTCCGATCTCCTGATCGTGACCCAGACCCCGGGTCTGTTCTTGTCGAAAGTGATTTCGTTCGTGCTCGGCTGCGGGACGTACCTCTGCGAGTCATCCAGCAGGACTCCCGCAGCCACGATGCCGTCCAGCAGGTACTTCTGACCCGCCGTGACGTTGTCCTGGTCGCGCCGCCTGTCCCGCTCGACCCACGTGATAGCGATGGATACGGGGCCTTCGGGAGCCATCCAGCCCGTCTCTATAGCAGCCCTGCGTGCGCAGGACTCGGCGATGGCGGTGTACTTCTTCTTCATCCGCCCGCCGTCGAAGCGGTTGTGGTTCGCCGCTCCGATAAGTTCGTTGAGACTCGGGAACTTGGCGGGGACGAAGAACCTAAGCTCGTCGGTCATCCCTGCCGTCACCGCCGTATGTCACGCGCTCCTGGCGGACGCTCCCCGTGAGGCCCAGCCCGTGCAGGGCGTCGCTTATGCGACCGCGCACGGTCTTGGCATCGTCGTTGGGGCAATCCGCGACCACGAGCAGCCGCGAGGCAGAGCCTATCGCGTCCACGCCGATCGTGAAGGTGATGCGGGTGTGCTCCTCTGGCGGCGTCTGGCCGAGGTAGGCTGCGACCTCAGCGGGCGTCATGACGCTCGAGAAAGGGCTTTTCGTCGTTGTAGGCTCCATCACGCCCTCCCCTCGACGTGCCGCAGGAACTCGACCATGGCGCCCACGTCGTCGGTCGCGCCCAGCAGGTAGCGGCCGTGGTCGTCGTGGACGGCGAAGTAACCTCTCGCGAGCGTCGAGCGCATGAGCTTCCACCTGCCCCGCTCGGCCACGAGCACCGAAGCTGGCGACATGTGCTCGGGCGGTTCTGAGCGGTCGCAGTCCCATTTGTGGTCGTTCTGCATGCCACGCGCCCATTCCGGCCCGCGCATCACATCACCGCCCAGAAAAGGCCGAACCACAGCAGGATGAACAGCACGCCAAGCCCCAGCGCGAGCACCAGCCAGTCACGAAGCGTCATGCCGCGCACGTCGGCCACCAGCTCATACCACTCGTCAGGCATCTAGGCCACCCCCTTGCCGCAGTAGCGGGCCACGAAGTACTGCTGCCCCTTGCCCGTGACCTTCGCGGTGCGCTTGGTGTGAGAGTTTCCGTCAGCGCCCATGTACACGCCCGAGGTCATGCGCATCACGCCAAGCTCGATGCTCTTCTGCGTGGCTTCGTTTCGGTGCTGCTCAAGGTACCCATCCTTCCTGAGCAGCGCGAAAAGCCGGTTCTGTCCGATTCCGAGACCGTTCTGCGCGAGGACGTGGGCGAGGTCGCGGACGAGGATGAGCGTGTCGGAGCTTGCTACCGCATCGGCGAAGAACGCCTTGGGCGCGAGCTCGTCAATCTGCGCCCTCTGGCGCTCCATGGTGGACTGGGCGAGCAGTATGGCGCGTGCCATGGTCTGCTCGGGCGTCTCGTCTCGTGCCACGAGGTAGCCGCCATCGCGACGGATGGAGGGGAGAACATCGTGGGTGACCCAGCGCTGAAATGGCTTGGCCTCTTTCTTGCGAGAGGAGAGCACGAGGCGGTAGATTCCCGACTCGTTGACGGAAAGCAATAGCTGCTCACCGCCAAGGGTATTACTTGAAGTAAGACCCTTTTCGTCATCGTCAAGTCTCATAAGCGCACGGCTTGCATTTCCAAGCCCCAGCGCGTCGCACACGTCAGCCGCCACGAACCACGGCTCACCATCTTTCATGGTCGCCCGCAGGCGCCCGAAACGCTCGTTGTTAAACACCTGTATACTTGTATTGTCCATATGTGAGCCTCCTTGACTCGTGGGCGCGGCCCCGCGTGTGCTAGCACGTAGGGGCCATCTGCTATTGCTAGCTTGCGTAGTCGATTGCCTCCTCTTTGGTGATAAAAAAGTGGATGCCGTGCGAGCACTCGTCCCAGCGGTCTTCGTCGAAGCTGTCAGGGGTGACCGTCTCTCCTACGTGGTAGACGAAGTCCTTGTCGTAGCTCGACTTCGTCGATTCGACCGGATTGCCATCCTCGTCGGTGATGCTCGTCACAACGGCCTTGTCGCAGCGGCACTTGCGTCCCGTCGCGTTGTTCCTGCGGGCGTCGGCTGGGATGCGTAGCTCAATCAGCCGTCCACACGCCATCTTCCAGCCGACCAGCTCGCCAGCGGGCAGAATCGAGGTCATGGCGCAGACGAGGGGAGATGTGTCCTTGGCCCCGCGCAGGTCGGCCCCGCGCAGGTTTGCCTCGCGCAGGTCGGCCCCGCACAGGTTCGCCCCGCGCAGGTTCGCCCAGCGCAGGTTCGCCCCGCACAGGTCGGCCCCGCGCAGGTCGGCTCTGTACATGTTCGCCCCGCACAGGTCGGCCCCGCACAGGTCGGCCCCGCGCAGGTTCGCCCCGCACAGGTCGGCCCCGCGCAGGTCGGCTCTGTACATGTTCGCCCCGCACAGGTCGGCCCCGCGCAGGTCGGCTTTGTACATGTTCGCCC